GGCTTCGGCTGCGACACCGATCCGGCGGTTCGTGGCGGAGTCCGAGGTCTCGATCAGACCGGACGTGGCGTTGAAGTAGCAGGCGGCGCCCGCCGCTGCCGTGGTCCCGCTCGCCTTGGTCAGACCGCACACACCCTCGATCAGACCGACGAACGAATCCCCGACGGCTGCGTCAGCCATTGCGACGCAAAACACCCCGCCGATGATGTACGGGGACCCGGACACGACACCCCCGAGGGGGGCGATCAGGGTCAGGGTCTTGCCCTCACTGCGGTAGTTCTTCACTGGATACTCCTACTCCCCTCGTAGGGGTCGCTTGGACCGGGGCTCAGGTTAGACTCCCGAGCCCCGTTGTTGGTCATCAGGCACCGGGGTTCTTGGAGAACGAACGCCAGTCGAGGATCCGGCAGCCGAACACGAACCGACCGTGGTACGCCACGGCGTCCGAACGCTCTTCGGCGTACTGCGTGACCACGGCGCCGCCCTCGCCCTGAAGGAACCCGAACTCCATTGCCGTCGGGTCGCCAGTGCCCATGTAGTACGGGGTTCCCGTCAGGCTCGGGACGTACAGACGGTTCTCCTTGGGGATGTCCACCGTCAGGGCGTCGGTCGGGTCGGTCGGGACGTACTTGTCCGAGAAAAGCTGTTCCGTGACCTTGCGGACTCCGGAGGGGAGGAACAGGAAGCGCCCCGGCATCCCGATGACCTCCCCGTTGCCGTCCGTCTGCGTGCGGAGGAACTGATCCAGTTCGTCCAGCTTGTCCACGTCCGGCGCCCCGCCCGACGTGCTCAGGTTGGCGTGATCGGCGTGGTAGAGGGCGACCCCGTCACCCATCGTCTGCGAGGTCAGACGGGAAGCGGCGACCGCCGAAGCGGTGATGACTGCCGACCGACCGAACTGAATGACCTGCCGGTTGAAGGCGGACAGGTCATCGTTGATCAGGGCTTCCAGGGTGAGGATGAACTCGGCGCCGTGCTTGACGGCTCGGTACTCCTCACGCCCCTCGTTCATCGTGACGCTGACGTACTCAGCGCCCTCGGGGACCTCGGGCAGGACCCCGAGCCCGCTCAGGCTGACGTTCGAGCGGACCTTGAAGTCCGGGAAGTCCGCCCGGGTGGCGATCCGCTCGAACCACAGGTAGTCCGGCAGAACGTCACGCTGGGCACGCAGGGTCTTGTTCACGCCTGCGGCAAGCAGGTACGGGAAATCGGACGTCGTGTGCGCCCCCGCCCGGTTGCCCGAGCGGAGCGCCATCTCTGCGATCTCGTGACGGGTCCGACCGGCGAGGCGGACACCGGCGAGGGCGAGGCGGGCGCCAGCCAGGTCAACCAGGGAAGCGCCCCGGAAGTCCCGAGCCGAGTCCGGCAGCGCCGTCCCCGGGATGAGGCGGGTTTCGAGGGCTGCCGTGATCCCGGCGATCCGGACGTCACCCTCATCCCGACCGCCCGTGACCGCTGCGTGGGTCGGGTGCGTCGGGGTCGAATCCGCCCGCTCCGCCGCCAGATCGATCGCCTTGGCACGGAAGCTGTCCACCGTGCATTCGGGGTCGGTCAGGTAGCTGCGGACGTCATCCTCCGAGAGACGGAGCTTGGCGGCGATCGAACGGATGTCGGTCTGCCGCTGGGCTTCCGCTCGGGCACCCTCCGCACGGGCTGCCCGGAGGGCTGCCTCATCCTGCCGGGCGGTCTCCGGCGTGTTCTGCTCACTCATCGGGAATTCCTCCTTGGAACGGGTGCCCGTGCCCGGATCCGCCGGGACAGCGACGGGACTGATCTCGAACGGGGTGTGAGACTCCCAGGTCAGAACATCGAACCCGGTAGACTCGTCACGGCTGATGATTGGTTCGCCGTTGCGGGTGTAGCCGTATGACCATTTCCGAACGATTCCGTCTCGGATCTTGGTCACAAGCTCAGCGTCAGACGGGGCGGTTGACAGGCGGACCCGGGCTCGGGCTTCCTGACTACCATCGGGAAGGGTTTGGACCCTTGCGGAACCGGGAACAACGGACCCGATGACTGCGTCGAGAGAGGCATTGTGCTCCCTGAGCACGGACGCCCCCTCGTTCAGGTCATCAAGGATCATCCCCGAAAGGGGCAGATCCTCAATCCAGTATTCATCCCGCCGCCAGTCAAACCGGGTGACCCGTGCCCCCGTGCAGAACACAACCTCAATGGTGTTGTCCCGGGGGTCATAGGACTCCGGCAGCGGAGCGGCTGAACGAATGTCGTTGTTCGGACGGTCAGGCATAGAACAACCTCCCGACTCGGAGGTTGCTTCAGGCGGGGGGTACGCTCGCTAGAGCCGTCTGACGGGGTCACTCAGCGGGAGGGGTCTGCGGGGCGGTAGGCGGGGCGGAACCGGACTTGCCGGTCATCCTGGGGTCAGAGTCAAGGACGAGTCCCGCCTTATCGATCCGTTCGTTCCCAAGGCGGATGTCCTCATCAACCTCGTCCGGGTCACGGCTGTAGTCCGAGGCAATGATTTCCCGGCGGGACCGGAACCCCGCCCGTGCCTCTTTCTCAGCCGCTTCAGCGTCCGCCTTGCGATCGATGCTTTCGATCAGCGGGCGAGACCACGTCCGCTTGTAGACCTCGGGGACGTCGGGGAGCAGACCGACGGCGATTGCTGCGTCGCAGAACGCTTCATAGATCGGGTCCATGACGAACGGGTTGAACGTCTGTTCCCTCAGCGCCCGGATCATCCGATGTTGTTCGTTCAAGCCCAGCTTGATCGAACTGAAGTTGGTTTGCGACAGGTCAGACGTGAAGATTTCGTAACTGAGACCCGTTCCGGCGGCGATTTCGTGAAGGTGCGCCCGGACGTACTCAGCATAGCCCCCCGGAGTTCCCGGGGTGTTCAGCTTGACCGATTTTCCGGTGGGCAGATAGGCAACCATTCCCGGAACGAGGTCTTCAACGGGCTGACCTCGGGAGTCCGTGACAAGCTGTCCGGCGCCGTCCGTGTGAATTCCGACCCCGTCAGGGTCGTTCTCGGGGTCGTTGTCGCCGGGGTCAGCAGGTTCCCCGCCCTCGACAAAGGCAGCGATCAGGGCAGCGGCACGGGCTCGGACTCGTTCTGCATCCTGGTAGCCCCCGAGGTCCCAAAGCGACAGGATGACCGGAGACAACCAGGGGATCCCCCGGATCTGCCCAGGTCGGAGTTCCTGATAGCAGTGAATGACCGAGGTAGCGGGCACCCTGACGGTTTCGAGGGTCGGAGTTCGGGTCAGGGACGTGGACCCGGGGTGAACCCGATACATATGGTAGGCGACCCGCTGATCAACCCCGTTGAATTCCACCCCCTGTTCAACCCGGTTGCCGTTGGCGAGCGGGCGGAACATCAGGTCATCAAGGGGGACGTGATCGCCTTCAAGAACCTGAAGCTGAAGCGGGGGGACACCGGCAGGCATATCCGCCGCCCGGCGAGGGCGGAGACGGACAAAGACCTCCCCGGACTCGAAGAACGACCGGGCAATCAGGCTTTCGAGGGTGTAGATCGTCGAACGGTTCGAGGGGTAGCAGACCCGGGACCACGAATCCCACAATGCCGTGATTCGCTTGTCGAGGTCTTCATCCCCCGTGTTCGGGAGCGGTCGGATCCCGCTTCCGATCAGGTTCGAGGTCAGCGACCGGACCGCCCGGGAAGCGTTGGCGTTGTTCCTGACGAGGTCACGGCTACGGTCACGCAGCCGGGCGAGACCCCCCAGAACCTCAGCGTTGACGTCCGTCCCGGACGCAAGCCAACCGTCGCCCCGGTAGCCCCCTTGGGCTCCGTCGAACGCACGGACCGCACGGGACCGGGACCGCTGGGGGCTGCCGCTGCGTCCGTCTCGGACGGGGAGGGCAGTGACGTTCGAGGGGACGGGAACAAGCAGACCTCGAACCCGTCGGTAGCCTGCGATCCCGAGCCCGAGACCAAGGAGGGCAGCGTCCTTCAGCAATGCCATACGGAGCCCCTCCTAGAAGCGGGAGTAGCGAATCACTCCCGCCCGATGACGGCGGGAAGCGGGGCGGAGGGCTGCCCGGAGGCGGAGGATCGCTGTCCACAGGTCAGCGAGGCTTGCGAACTGGACGGTCTTTCCGGCGTGGGAGACCGAGGTCACCCCGGCGGCGTATGCCGCTTCAAGGGCAGCAAGCTGATCAGCGTTGAACGACACGGCAAGCCTCAGACGGGGTCAGAACCATCCGCCACGGGCGGGGGAACGACCCGATACCCACCCCCCGGAAGAGGGCGCCCGCCTCGGGGGTCTTCCACCCCCGGGGCGAGGGACAGTCCCTCTGACCGGAGGTTGCCGGTTTGGCGGGGTACGCTCGCTAGAGCCGTCTGTCTGAGGCTTCGGTTCGGTGTGCAGAACAGGGGTTGTCGGACTCGACTGGGCGGGGGCTGCGGGACGCACGGCGCCCCCAGCTCCCGGCAAGGGCATAGCCGAACGTGTCCCATGCTTCATTGCGGGCGTGTTCGGCTACCTTGATCCACGTCCAGACATCCCGACCTTTCTTGTCCCGGGTCTTGACCCTCTTTTCGGAACTCAGTTGTTCGAGGAAATCGGGAACCTGCCGGATGATGTGCTCCGGGATGTGAACGTAGCCCGGTCCGGGGACCCGGATCCGGAGGTAGCTTTGCAGCGAATCCTTGATCGTGTCCGTCCCGACCGCAAAGAACGTCCCGAGGGTCTTGTAACGCCCCGACCGGCGAACCTTCCGATCCCAAATGGGTTTGCCCTTGCCCGCAAGACCCTTGACCGCATAGACTTTCCACCCTCTCTTCTGACGTGTGCGGCAGTAATCGTAGACCTGTTGGGTTCGGTGTCCGCTGTCAATGACGGTCGCCCGAACCGCAAGGGTCGCCCCGTCAGCCCGGGTGTAGCGGCTGCGGATGACCTCGTCTAGGGACTCCCAGGTCTCGGAAGCGATCGGGTCCGACAAGATGACCCGATAGTCCAGGATCCACATTTCGAGCCCGAGACCCACCCCGAGGATCAAGGCTTCAATGCGATCATCCTGAACGTCCACCCCGATGACGATGACCTTGACCCCGTCGGGGATGACGTTCCCCCAGCTTGCTTCAACCCGACGGGCGAGAACGCCGGGGTCAAGCACGTCTCCGGGGGTCTCGAACGTCTCCGACAACCTGACGTTCACGAACGACCGGAGCTTTTCGACGCTGCCCGCCTTGGCGAGGGCGGACGCCTGTTCCCATTCCCGGGCGAGTTCAACCCAGGACAACCACCCGTGCGGGCTGTAAAGCCCGTTCAAATGGTAGGAGGTCACGGTCCCGCCCTCCCCGAGGTCCGGGCGAGACGGGCGCCATTGTCCGGCAGGCAGGAAGAGGTTCTTTTCGGCGTCGGACATCCCGCAGCCGCAGAACGGACAGTGATAGAGGGCGGTCTCGGGCTTGCCGGGTTCCCACCGGAGCCGATACTCCCCGGTCTCCGGGTCCCGCCAGTCGAGCCGTTGGAACTCTCCACAGTGCGGGCAGGGGATGAAGTAGTAGCGTTGATCGCCCCGTCGGAACCAATCGTCAACCTCGGAGTCCCCCTTGACCGTCGGGGTTGAAACGATCAGGGTCTTCCGACTTGCCCCGTAGGTGGTTTGACGGGCGATGACAAGGGACGTGGACGAACCTTCACCCGAAACGTTCCGGGGGTGTCGGTCCGCCTCTTCAATCAGGGCGTAGCGGGCAGGCATTGCCGCAAGGTCATTCGGGCTGTTGGCGCCCGCCAACCTCAGACGTCCGCCCGGGAACGATTTGCTAAGGAGGGTGTTCTCCTTGGACCTCCCCTTGAACGGGGCAACCTTGTCCCGTAGCAGGGGCGAGGCAGCGATCATCGGTTCGAGCCGCTGACGTGACCAGTCGGTTGCGTTGCCCTCTTTCGGAAAGACCGCCAACAGCGGGGCGGGGTAGTAGCCCATGACGGCTAGAGCCCAGTTCAAGCCGATCGTGGACTTGGCAAGCTGGGCTGCCCATTCCAGAACCACGATCTGAACGGGGTCGGAGGGACTGAGGCGGTCTTGCGGTTCACGAACATACGGGGTCCGGTCAACCCGGTAGGACCCCGGTTCGTTGCTGTCCTCAGAGGTCAAGACCCGGAAGCGTTCGGCTACCTCAGTGATCGTGAGACGGGGGCGGGGTTCCCATGCCCCCCGTAGCCGTTGCCGCAGTCGTTCAACGGGTGTCCGTAGCGTTCCGGTCATTCGAGAGGTCCCTCAATGCAGTTTCGATTTCGGCAGCCAGAATGTCCCGGATAGCAGCGGCGTCCGTCAGCCCTACGAGACGATGTGACAACCGAGCGGGGATGGTTTCGAGGTTCGCACGGGCGGATACGATCAGGTCTAGATAGGCTTGTTCCGCCTCGCTGAGGCTGATCAGGTCACCCCGCAGACGGGCAACCTCAAGTTCCGCTTTGGTCGCAAGGGCAACCTCCTTGCGGCGCCTTGCTTCAACGAGGGACACGGGCTCCCCAGGTTCCCCGTCGGTCTCCGTCTCGACGTTCGAGGGCTGCGGTTCAGCGGCGGGTTCGTCCGGGCTGTCCGTGGACTCGGCATAGGGGTTCGGCAGACCGATCCCTCGGTCCGTCTTGCCCCCTCGGAGGTCTCGGGACTCGTCCACCTTGACGGCTGTAGCAGCCAGATCGATCGATCCGTCGGGGTGTTCAACAACCCACCCTTGACGGAGCCAACGATAGACGGTGTCCACGGACACCCCGAAGTGTCCGGCAGCCCCCTGACGGGTCGCCCCAAGGCGGTTTTCGCCCCGTCGGGGTCTCCTTTTCGGGGCGTTCTCGTGTGTCTTGTCGGTCACGATGTCACGCCTTGTGCAATTTCAAGGGGTTATCGCTGCCCGAAGCCCGGGGCGCACGGGACCCGATCGGCTCGGGACCCTGGGAAGGACCCGTAGGGGGGTGTCCCCGGGTCACGAGGGGCGGGAGTCCGTCCTCTCGGGCAACCTCTCTCGGGTCACGGATGTATAGACCGACCCATCCCCGGGCGAGGGCGACCGCCCCCTTTGCGGGACCGACGGTCAGGGACGGGAACCGGGCGAGTTCGCACCCTGAGCAGATACAAGCCCCGTTCATCGTGGCGGTCGGGGAGCCGTGTTCACGAACGTCCGGGGCGTTGTGTACCCAGTTGTAACCCTTCATCGGGTGCCCTCCTTGTAGGTCATCCCCCGAACGATCCGGCGGACGGTCTCCGGGTGGACGTCGTAACGGCGGGCGAGGGCACGGCAGCCGAGTTGACCGGGGACGTAGGAGGTCCGGATCGCTTCCACCGTGGCGAGCGGCAGATCGTGTCGGCGGGCTGCTACGTCCCTCGGGGTGTGCCTGCGTTGCTGGTCTAGCCAGGTTCGAGCGGACGCAGCCCACGCCTTGCCCCGGCAGCGTTCGTCCGGGCAAGACCTCCGGGGTCTTCCATCGATCGTGACCGGGACGTAGGACCGTCCGCAGAACGGGCAGGCGAACATCGGCTGTCCGTCCGCCCGAACTCGGACAGCTTCACGACGGGCACGTTGAATGCGTCGTTCAGCGTCAGCCCGGTAGCCCGGGTCATCCTGCGTCGTGTTCCACGGGTCCGGGGTCTCGGTTGTTGTCGGGGGCTCGGGCTCCGGGGTTTGTGTTGCAGNNCGGTTCGGGCTCGGTCGGGGTCGGGGACGAGGGCTCCGGGGTCGGGGTCTTGGTCCGTGTCGAGGGTTTCGGGATCTCCGTCGTGTCCGTCTCGAACAAGTCGCAGTTGTGCGCCCAGTCGATTCGGGCAAGGTGTGCCCAGATCGCCCCGTCGTGTCCGGTGTAGGCGGCGACGTCGAGACCGTCATCAGGAGGGTAACGCAGGATGACCCCGCAGCGGTCAGCTTCACAACGGGCGTAACCCCGAGGTTCATCGTCCCCAG